CAGCCGCGCGAACCTCAGCGGCGCGGACCTCAGCGGCGCGGACATCAGCGGCGCGAACCTCAGCGGCGCGAACCTCAGCGGCGCGTACATCAGCGGCGCGAAAAATGCCGAAATGGCAATCGCACAGACCCGCATCCTGCCGGAAGGAGTGCTGATCGGCTGGAAGAAATGCGTGGGCAACGTGATCGTCAAACTCCGCATTCCCGAAGAGGCCAAGCGCAGCCACGCATTCGGGCGCAAGTGCCGCGCTGAATATGCGGACGTTCTGGACGTGATCGGCGCCGATGTCGGCATCAGCAAGCATGACGGCAAAACAGAATACAGAGCCGGCGTCCGTGTGACGCCGGATGCCTTTGACGACAACTGGCAGGACGAGTGTTCGTCTGGCGTTCACTTCTTCATCACGCGCGCAGAAGCGGAGGCTTATTGATGTCCATCGCAATCTACATCGCCCTCGCCGTTCTGTTCGTCGGATCGCTGGTCTGGATATGCGCTCGGCTGCTGTTCCCCGTCGAGATCATTGAAGACGAGGAGCCCCATGGGGATGCCTCGATGCTTGGGAGGGAGCGGGAGTGAACATCCGCCGCATTGTCTCCCGCATCGTCTGCTGGTGGGCATCCCGCCGCGTTGAAAAGCATCTCCCCGAGATTGCGGAGCTGAGCCGCGAGATCGAGTCCCGCCGCCGTCTCCACCGCCCTGTGCGCCGTCTGATGCGTGCCCAGCGCGATCTCATCCACGCCCGCTTGGCCGCTGAACAGGGCCGGCAACTGAGGATCAGCAAATGAGCCCCGCTCTTGGATTTGCGTATCTCGGCCTCGCGATCACATCCACCAGGATCGCGAACAAATATCACGAAAGCGCCCGTCGCACCGACTCCGACCGCTGGCGCAAAGACGACATCGCGGAATGGCTGCGGCTTAAGCGACAGGCCCGCAGTTACATCGCCGCATCGTCCATCTGCGACAGGCCGAGGCTTCCGTGATGGGCGCGTCTCACCCGATCCTGGACGATGACTTTGACCCGGCTGACGGGTTCCCCGATTTCCCGCCGACGCTGTGCTGCGAGTGCGATAACCCGCACCCGGACACGCTTGGAAAGCCGCCGTTTGCTTGGCGGTGCATGAAGTTCCCGGCCCCGCCGATCAGCGGCTTTGTAAGCCCCGGCTGGCGCCCCGATCCGCCTTATCACCTTTGCAAAGACGCGAACCGTGACGGCGATTGCCCGCACTGGACGCCGAGGAGAGCCCCTGATGACCGCTAAAATCGCAACCGCCCTGCACGCCGTGATGGAAGCCTGCGGCTACGTCCAGAAGACCGGCAAGAACGCTTTCCACGGCTACAAGTATGCCGGCGAGGCTGATCTGCTTGACAGGCTGCGGCCTGCCATGGTGGCCAATGGGCTGCTGTTGCTGCCATCTGGCAAGTCCGTCACCGGGCCTGATGAGCATGGCAACGTCACTGTCGCGATTGAATACACGCTGGCGCACAAGGATGGCGACATTTGGCCGGAGAAGCTGGTCGCGTTCGGCTGCGGCAATGACCGCGCCAAAAACGGCAGCCTTGGCGACAAGGGCGTCTATAAGGCCCTGACCGGCGCGAACAAATATCTTCTGTTCAAGCTCTTTCAGATCGAGACGGGCGACGATCCCGAGCTTGACGACAGAGCCCATGAATCCGCGCCGATGACCGGCCGGAACGCCCCGCCGTCGAATGACCGCACATCGAACGGCGGCGGGGCGCCCCTTTCCGATCCTGCGAAGGCTTTTGTTTTCGCCGCCGATAGAGCGAAAACCACTGCCGAACTTAAAGAATGGATGGACGATATCGAGCCGGAGCTTTTCAAGCTGCCGACCGCTGAAGTCGCCGCCGTCAAGGATCACGCTCGCGCTGTGTGGAAGGCGCTGGCGCAGAAGGAGGCGGCGTGATGAGCCGGGCGCTTGTCATCCTCGACAGCCCCCAGTCGCGCGCCAAGGCTGCCGGCTGGGTCATGAAAGCCCCCCATGGCACCCGTTGCGAGTTCAAGGCCAGCAAGCGGACGCTTCCGCAAAATGATCGCTTCTGGGCAATGCTGACGGACATCGCGCAGCAACTACCCTGGCACGGCATGCCGTTGAAGCCGGATGCTTGGAAACTGCTGTTCCTCGATGCGCTCAAGCGCGAGGTGCGGGCGGTCCCCAATCTGGACGGCACAGGCTTCGTCAACATCGGGCGCTCGTCCTCGGATCTGACCAAGAGCGAGATGAGCGACCTGTTTCTCATCATCGAGGAGTTCGGCGCCCGGCATGGGGTGGTGTTTCACGATCAGCAGGAGCGCGCGGCATGACGCGCAATCCGAACTCCACAACCGGCTCGCCGGCGACATCGTGCAGATGATCGTCCTGCCGCCGCTGCAGGCCGGCGGCGATTTCAAGGACGTGATGGTGCTGCTGGAAACCGTCATCGCCGGCGTCGTGCTCGGCATGTTCCGGCTTGGCGGCGACAACCTGGTGCTCGAGACCGTGCTGGCCGGCGTCAAGGCGCGGGTCGAGGAGATCATGGCCCGCGAGCGTCTCGGCCCGCTTCCGACGAAGGGGAGCGCGTGATGGTCAGCGGACAGATCGACGAGCCGCTCATCAAGGCGTGGGACGACTTCGACAGGGCGGCGTTCGCCATGATGACCTCGTTTCCCGCCGACCTGAGCGAGGCCACAAAGCGGCTAGAGGCGGCGCGCGTCGCCATGCGCAACGCCATGGTCGCTCGCATGACGAAGGCCGTTCTGCCGGCGCCCTCGTCCGCCGATCTCGACGCCGCCCGCCGCGAGCACGAATCCGGATGGGACGCGGCATGAACGAGCCCCGCGCCAATCTCGCCCGGTCGGGCATGGAGAACCTTATGCGGACGGCCCGCATCGCCGGGCGGCTGAAATCCGTCATGCAGCAGAAGGGCCTCACGCGCGCCAAGGCCAAGTGCCCAGCCTGCGGTGGCGCCGAGACGCTGCAAGGCAAGCTCGTCCCCCATGGCCGGCGCCACCACCTCCGCATGTGGTGCACGACGCCCGGCTGCAACACACAGGTGTGGGAATGACCGAAATCTTCACCGCCCGCCAGAAGCAGCAGGCCGCAGCGCGCGAGGTCGCGCAGCGCCAGCGCGTCTATAGCCGACTCGTCGAGGCCGGCCGCATGAAGCAGGTCGATGCGACGAAGGGCATCGCCATCATGCAGGCGATCGAGAACGACTACCGCGTCAAGGCTGATGCCGAGGACCGCGCCGGGAGGCTGCTGTGAGCGCCTTCCCCTACATTTTCCGCTGGGACCGCTGCGGCCGGAAGGGCCAGCGGTGCGCCGTCTTCGCGCGCAGCCGGCGCGGCGGGATCTACGGTCGCGGCATGAACAGCGTCGGCGTCCGTTTCGAGGACGGATTCACGATGGTCACTAGCGGGAATGCAATCCGCAAGGCGGAGGGCTGACATGCCGCGCGCGCCAGTCAGCAGCGCCAGCATCACGCGATCGCTCAAAGCTGTTGCGAGCGCTGGCGTGCCGATCGGCCGCGTCGAGATCAGACCAGACGGGACAATCATCATCCATACCGTTGACGACGCCGCGCCTGTCGCCATGCTGCCTGCCGCGCAGGAGGCAAACGAATGGGACGAGGCTCTGGACCCGGAGGGGTCAAGGTGACGATCAAGCACGTCCACCGTTTCAAGGATCGCCACGGCAAGGCCCGGCACTATCTGCGGCTGGCCGGCGTGAAGGCGATTGCGCTGCCGGGGCAGCCGGGCTCGCCCGAGTTCATGGCAGCCTATCAGCGCGCGATCGAGGCATATGTGCCGCCCGGCTCGGCGTCGCCGTCCAAGGCCGCGCCGGGCTCGATGCGCGACCTCGCCGAGCGCTATTACCGCACCGGCAAGTTCCTCGAGAAGAAGCCGTACACGCAGTATGTCGAGCGCGGGATCATCGACCGCTTCACGAAGGAGCACGGCGAGAAGCGTGCCGCGACAATGCAGACGCGGCATGTGGACCTGATCCTCGCCTCAATGCGAGACCGGCCGGCCGCCGCCATGAACCTCCGCAAGCGCCTGCGCGGCCTGTTCAAGCTGGCAATCAAGCTAGGCTGGCGCAGCGACGATCCGACCGACGCGAGCGACACGTTCAAGCTCGGCACCTGGCACACATGGACCGAGGAAGAGGTTGCGAAATTCGAAGCGCACTGGCCGCGCGATACCAAGCAGCGGCTCGCCTTCGATTTGCTGGTCTACACCGGCCAGAGATCCGGCGACGCCCGGCGTCTGACATGGCAGGCGATCGCCACAGGCAAGCTTCGCATGGTCCAGAGCAAGACGGGGACCGCCGTGGTGGTGCCGGCTCATGCCGGACTGGTCGAGACCCTAGCGCTGCACAGGCGCGACGTCGGCGTGATCGTGGTGACGCAGGCGGGGAAGCCATTCACCGAGCACGGGTTCGGCAATTGGATGGCCGACGCGATCAAGGCTGCCGGCCTGCCTGATCACTGCGTCACCCATGGCCTGCGCAAGGCCGCGGCCCGGCGCCTCGCCGAGTGCGGCTGCACAGCGCACGAGATCGCCTCGATCACCGGCCACAAGAGCCTGAAAGAGGTCCAGCGCTACACCGAAGCGGCAGACCGCGAGCACATGGCAGACGCCGCGATGGCGAAGCTGCGAGACAGAGGTTGAACATCCGCCTCGCAAACCCTTGTGCAAACCCTGAAGAAAAGTGAGGAATATCAGATGTCTAGCGATGGGATTGGTGGGCCGGGCCGGAACCGGCGAAGTGAAATAGCTCAACACGTTGGCGGTCGCAAACCGTCCGAACCGGCCTCAATCAAATCAGGACGTTACGATCCCGCTCGCAAACCGGATTCCCGCTCATGACCGGCTCGATCCCCTATGCGAAGGCGACCATGACGGACAAGACTGAGGTGGAGGCGCTGGCCGAGCCGGATTACTGGAGCCGCCCGCTTGTTGAACGGCTGAGGGAACGCGCCGCCCTCGCGCGCATTGAGGGTACGGGCACGGCAGTTGGCGACGCTGTCCACTTTGAGGAAGCCGCCGCCGAGATCACCGACCTCCGCGACAAGCTCGCCTCCGCGATCAAGGAGCGGGACTCGATCTGCGAAAAGGCGGTCGAGAAGACGTTCGCGCTTGACGCCGCCGAAGCCCGCGCCGCCGAAGCCGAGGCAGAGAGCGATAGGCTCAGGCTGGCGCTGGAGCCGTTCGCGAGAGAGGCCGACAACGCCGGGGGCCTGGTTCTCGGCCCTGATACCGACGACTGGACGCTGAACCACCATAAACTGACGCTCGGTGACATTCGCCGCGCCCGCCAAGCCCTCAAGGAGCAGACGCCATGACGGTTGACGAGAAGGCGCTGGAGGCCGCTGTTGCCGCCGCAAAGGAAACGGTCGCAGACGGCGCGAACCATTGGGAAATCGCGTATGCGGTCATTGACGCCTATGAGGCCGCGAAAGGTGGGGGAGGGGTGGCAGGGTGGGTGATGGTGCCGAGAGAGCCGACGCCGGAGATGCTGACGGCTCTTCGCAACGAAGCCAACGTCAACGGGTACGGGCCTCGCGGCGCGGCGCTGTGCTACCGCGCTATGCTCGCCGCCGCCCCTGCCGCGCCTCCGGCGGTTGATCTGGAGAAGGTGGAGGAGGCGTTGGAATGGATTGCGGGAATGGCCGAGGTCAGGGCCGCCGATGACAAGCAAGTGTTCACGCGGGTCAACCGAGGCGCGCTACGCAACATTGCGTCTCGCGCCCGTTCCGTCCTCTCCGACATCAGGAAGGCGAGGGAGTGAGAGGCACTAACCCCGCCTAACAATCATAAACCCGCCCTACTCGTCCCGCGTCAATTCCCGAGCCGCCTCTTGGAGAATGAACGACAGCCGGCGCCGGGTTAGCTCAAAGTCATGGACCTTACCGCCCGTCACCACAGACATCATCGAGACGCCTCGCTTGCATCGCCAGATGGTGACGAGATCGGCAACGTGTTCGGCTTCGTTGGCTGCGCGCTGGGCCTCAACGGCCTTTTTTCTCCAGAACGCGGCGTCGAAGCGCTCGCGGCTGGTCAGCGGCTCCACGACCACTTCAGGATCGCGCGGTGGGTTCGCAGCCTCCGCAAGGCGATGCTGTAAAGCGGAGCGTGACAGTCCCATAGCGCGGGCAGCGGCCACTTGGTTGCCATGCTTGGCGAGAGCGTCAACCGCAGCTTGACACATCTCAGGCGTCAGCTTTGGGGTTCCCATCAGCCGGCCTTTCGGAAAAGCTGGCCGACAAGGTGCCAACGGTCCGACATAAAGACGAAGAACGCGACCAGCGCGACCGCGATAGTGGCGAGGCGCGTTCCCAGCCACGTTAGGCCGTTTGCTGTGGTGATGACCTTTTGGCCAAGATCGACAGTCGGCGCCATCTTCTCGACTTTTTCGGAAAGCGCTTTGAACTTTTCGTCTTGGGCTTCCGTCAGGCGGATGATGAGGTCCAGCTTCGCGTCCTGTGTCTTAAGGTGTTCTTCCACGCGGTCGATCCGGTCAGACATAGCAAGGGCAGCCATCGTCAGGCGCCCTTGATCGGGCGGGTTGTCGTGATACGGCCATAGATCGACACGACCATTCCAACGCCGCTGGACACGGCCACAAGGCCCGTCACAAGCGTCTGTGCATCCTCAGGGGATAGGGCGTAGCCAAGCAGGCCGAGAACCGGCGCAAGGCCCGCCACAAGGGCGCCCCAGATGGCATGGGACTGGTACCAGGCGACGGGGGTGGAGAGCTTGGCGACTTCAGGCTGGGCAAGCACCTTCTCGATGACCTGGGCCGCGATAGCGTCAGCGTCAAGCGTCGGAGGAGCGGGGATCGGAGGCGCCATCGGTGACGCGTCCTGCGCCTTGGCGATGGTCTTGGCCACGTCCCGCGCTACGGGCGGGATGACCTGTTCAATAGCGCCGTTGACGGCTCCGGCGATGATGGCTGCAAGGTTGATCACTTCGGGCTCCTGCGGAACAGATTGGCGAGGAAGGATGCGAACTGCGCCCATGGGCCGGGCTCGCTTGCGGGGGCTTGAAACGCCCCGTCATTGCGGGTGGGTTCCAACACCGGGGCCGGTTTGGCGGGGGCTGGTGTTGGAACGGGCGCGGGGGCTTTGCCATAGCCGGCGCCAACAAGCGCAGCCTGAAACTCTTTCGCGTAGGTCGCGATCAAGCTGGCCTTGTCCGTGCCGTTGATGATGCGCCGGGCGTTGACGTAGTCGGGCGGGCTCTTGGCGAGATAGTCGCGATTGGCCTTGCCGGTGTAGGCGCCCGTTGACATGCCCCAAATCAGCACGCGGGCGGCAATTGTCGGCTCTTCGACCTTGTCAGGCTCCTTGAGCAGATCGAGGCCGAGCGCCTTGCCAGCCTTCACATAGTTGGCGCGGCCCGTAAGCTGGACGTAACCGCGCCCGGCGAACTTCACGCCGTCGCCCGCTTCGGTGTTCCCGAGCGCCGCCGCGACCTTGGGCCGAGTGCCTGCCTTGTCATACATGCGGCGGAAATAGGCTTCCCCGCCAAGCTCCTTCATGTGCTTCCACTGGGCTGTTTCGTGGTGCGCCGTCGCGAGGGCGTAGGACGTGACCGCCAGCGGCCACTCGGCAGCAATGCAGGCGTCCAGCAGCGTCTCGATGCGGTAAATCTGGATCGGCGTTAGCGCGCCGTCGAATAGCTCGCGACGGATCGCGGCGAAGAACTTCGCCTTGTCCATGGATCACCTCAACCTGTCGGAGCGGGAACGGCGAGACAGCGCGCGTTGGTGGCCGGGCCGGTCTTCCAACCGCCGCCCTCCCAATCGCACTGGCAAATGTGGAAGGCCCCATCCGGGGACCATGCGGAGCGCTCGATCTCCTGACCCGAGGCGACGACGCGAAACCGGGTCAGCCTGTCGTCAAGCGCCTCGATCTCTCCCGGCTTGGCGCGACGGCAGCAGCCATTGGTCCAGCAGCACGTCGGCGGAAGGAACGAGCCGTAAAAGGCGCGATACGCGGGAGTGCCGGGCGCTTGGTCATCGGCGCGCGTTTCCGGCGCCCCCGCAGCGAGTGCGACGGCTAGCGATAGCCAGACGAGGGCGCGCATCAGTTGCACTTCCGGCTGGCATCACCATCAACGGCGATGCAGTAGATGATCGTCCCCACTGTGCCGCAGCCGGAGAGGACAGAGGCGAGCGCCAAGAGCGCCAGCCCAAGGGCAGCGTTTTTCATAGGGGGCTCCTAAAGTTTGGCGCAATCCAGCCAGAACTGGTCGATTTGCGCGCTTGACCAGCCAAACATCGCGCCGAAGGCGGACGTCAGCGGGTGCGCCCGCTCAAACTGTGTCGCGCCTCGCAGGATCATGCGGGCGGCGAATTGGTCGGCTGCCGGTAGGCTTTCGACAAAGGCCATCAGGCCACTCGGGACGATGCCCGGCCCCACCCAATCTTCGGCTTCCGCTTCGGTGATAATGCCAGCAACCGCTAGGCCCTGTGCAAACTGACGGTCAGAGATCGGAGGCGGGACAAATGCGGGAGGGGCAAACGGCGTTGGCTGCACTGCATCCAGCATCCGCCCCCACAGATCGGGCGAATCGACTGAGGATATGAGTATCGCCCCATGATTGACGGTGAGCGCCACCGCCGATGTGCGGTCGCCGTTAGCGTATTGAGCGGAGACAAAAACATACTGTTCGTCGGCAAGCGCGGTCATGCTTTGATTTCCTCAATGGTCATCGTGGATTTGAGAGTCCCGCCGAGAAGTCGAGCCCCACCAGAGCCATTAATTGTCAAAGTGGTGGTCCCGACGTTTACGCCAACGCGGAGGCTGTACGTCCGTGACGTTGTGTCTCCGGGTGTAATATCGAATTCATGGAAGATGAATTGCAAATATCCAGAAGTGTTATTCGTGTGCATGGCGGCACCAACCGCGTTAGACGCACCATTGAAAACAGCGGTCTTGATCGTATCAACCGCGTTAGCTGAATACGAAACCGAATGTCTGATCCGTAATTTGTTTGTTGCCGTGCTTGCCGAAACGGATGCTATGGAAAGCAATAGCAATCCTTCAGTGATTTGCGGGATCGTATCGTCGGCGGGGATTACGAGACCCGCGCCAGACGATGTGCTCAAGGTGGCAAATTCGGTGGACCAAGAGCGAATGATCTGTCCGGTTTGCCTATAGCGTGCATCCCCGGCTTGGCGGTTGAGTGCGTCCGTATCGGCTGTGGCGTCGGCAACACCCGTAAGCCGCTTGTTGTTAAACGGGATGTCGGCTGTGACGGTGGTCTGGCCGTCCTTCGTGATGCACGTCGAGAGGCCCGTGGCGAAGCCGTCCATTTCCGCGTCCATGCGGTCGGCACGGATTTTGATT